CATCCGGTGAATTTCCTGCCGCACGCGCGTCGCCGATCGCACCCAAGTGCGCCCGTCCCACACATAGAAGCCGAGCCCGTCCGCGTACTTGATCCTGCCGTCGCACCACGCAACGAGCGCGTGAGCGTTCATGGCGTCGGAGAACTCACCGTAAGTATTGATCAGTTGAGCGAGGATGCGCGCGGCTTCCTGCCCTTGATCGCTCGACACGGTGAGCGCTCCGGTGCGCTCCGCAACTTCCGCCTTGCGGTGCTCCGCTTCCGCTGTCGCACGGTCAATGACAGGCTTCGCGGCCTTAACGGCACGGTGCAGCTTCGCCGGAAACAGCGTTGCGCCTTCGGCTTCGCGCCAATCCGTGATATCCGCCTTCGGCCCCAGCCTCTTCGGAATCGACAGCGCGTAGACGTCGATGCCGTGCGGCTTGAGTCCTTCGGCAAGCATGCGGTTGAAGCGCTGACCCGCATCGTCGTTGTCTCCGCACGCGATGACCTGAGTGCCGTGAAGTCCCGCGGCAAGCTCCGCCAGAAGCTCAGGAGAGCCGGCGAGAGCGGCGCCACGCACGCCTACCGTGTCGTAGCCGACAGCAACGCCTGTAAGCGCGTCTCCCGGTCCTTCGGTGACCAGCGTTACCCCGTAGCCACCGGAGCCGCGGAACACGCCGTACTGCGCCCAGCGCTGCCCTTCCGGGTTCGTCAGAGACAGCCAACGGCCCGTACAGCGTCCGGTGATGTCTCGTCCCTGCAAGCCACGGGCAACGCCACGGAAGTCGTGAAGCGGAACCGTGACGCGAGGATACGCGCGGAAGGTGAGGGAACGGTGGTTCCGTATGCTCCCGTCCGCCGCACGGTAGTCGAGCCCCTTTGCGTTTCCGTCGTCTACGCCGATGCCCAACTCAGCGGCGGCACTGGCTTCAAGTCCGAAGCGGTCAGCGAGGTACCCACGAGCCTTGCCGGCCGTGTCGCTGTCGGGCTCATGCAGTGCGGCAGCCGCGGAGTCCGCGTACACGCGAAGCATCGCTACCGGAGCACCGCTGACGAGCGCCGGCCGCGCTTTCGGCACGGTCGAGCCTTCGCCGGTCGCGTCGAACAGATCGGACCACACAAGGTCAGCGGATCGGATCACGTCGCCAGTGTTGCAGCCGGCGCGGCATGCGATCCGCACCTTGTTGTCGTCACCGCGCCAGATGCGGAGCGACGGACGGGAGTCGCTGTGCGCTGGGCACGTCGCCAGATAACCCCCGTCCGCCTGCTCTTCCACGTCGCCGAAGCGTGCGAGTAGTTCCCTGAACTCCACTGTCGTTCCCCTTCCGTCTGCTGTCGGTTGCACGAGAGCGGAGGGGATTCCTACGCGCTCCGCGGTGCGAAGGTCAGCGCCCACTCAGCGAGCGACTTCGCTCCCTTACTCAGGTTGCAGCCGGCGCACGCGGGCACCATGTTGCGCTCAGCGTCAGCCCCGCCCTTGCTCAGCGGAGTCACGTGATCCAGGTGCGTGGCGCGCTCGTCGCAGTAGGCGCACCGGTATCCCCAGCGGCGCATGATGGCGGTACGGCTGTACGGCTCGTGTTCTACGCCGTATTCCTTAGCGCGCTTCCGGTGCGTCAGCTCGTGGCGTTTGTCGGCGGGCAGTCGGCGGTAAAAGTTCTTGATGTGCGCCTTCTGTCTCTTGCGCTTGCACGCTGCGCACGGGCACTTAGGCGGATGCACGTTCATCGGCGCCTACCTGCCAGCGTGGACACGACCAGCGACAGCCAAATGCCGGTAGTGATTCCCCACATGTAAGCGGGCAGAAACTCAGTCATTGGTCAATTCCTCCACAATCTCATCAGTGATCCATGCGGCGCGAACAGCGCGGGAAGTCGGGAACTCCGCCGGCTCCGTGTCCGGCTCCGCTGTGACGACGCGGTATCCCGCGGGAATGCCGATCATCGGGCACGCACCCAGCGAACGTCTGCGCCACGGGTGACAGCGATCATCAGTGCTTCCGCGTAGCGCGGCCAGTCCGCTCGTCGCTGTCCGCCCGGACGAATGAAGACCATGTCGCCTTCGCCGGCTGCCCGGACGTCGCCGATCGGCGGCGCGCTGGTCTGCGATATGACGAAGCTCTTCCCTTCGCGCACACGCGCTCCCTTCTCAGCCGACTCACGGTGAGTCGGTTGGATACGACAAACGGCCGGACAGCGCGCGTGCACTATCCGGCCGTTGTCTCAGTCCTCTTTCTGCTGCCCGGTCACGTTGGAGCGCAGTAGGCGCACGTGCTCAGGGCTGACCCACTCGCTTCGCATCGTCTTGCGTTCGCCGAGCCCGTATCCGGAGTCAACTCCTGTCGGCTGAACCTTGAGCATCGGGACTGTTCTCCCGACTGCCACGGTCGTTGTGATGCTCAGGACCACAGCGTCAGACGCGCGAACGCGGTTACCGCAACGAGTGGCGTAGTTGACTAGATCACCCGGATACAAGGCTTCGCCGGCGTAGTCGGTGACCGTTCCGCGTTTACTCATTGTCCGCGCACCGCTCATCCCAGTACAGCGAAAGCACCTTCGCCGCGCCGCTCACCTGTACGCGAACAGCCGTATAGTCCGATACCGCGCCGCCCTTGCTTGCCATGATCTTGCGCGCCTGAATTGCGCTGCTGGCAATCACGAGTCCCTGACACAGCGCGCCAGCGGGGTAGTCGTCAACCCTGGTTACTTCGTAAAGAGCCATTAACGGTACTCCGGATCTCCAACTTCGTCGTGCACGCCGAAACGTCTGCGCCGTTCGTGGATGACGAGGGGGCGCGCGGCAGGCTCAAACTCCCACAAAGGACGACGCACACAGTCGTCTGATGCGAGTCTGAGCGCTGCCACAAACAGCCGCTCGTCTACTGACTCAGTGCTCATCCGCAATGGCATCGTTGTACGCCTTGCGAACCTTGATGACGGGCTTCGTGTACTCGATGCGCTGGCCCTTCATCTTCCCCTTCTTGCCAACGAAGGAGACTTCCTCAAGAATCAGGTCCGCCAGCACGGGAGCGCCGATCTCATCCATGGCGTTCGCCACTTCGTGCAGCACGGCGAGAAGGGTCCATGAGCCGGTCTGCCACTTGAAAACACCCAGCTCCGGGTCAGCGGCGAAGCGGAACTTCACCTCAATGGACGGGTTCGGACCCATGCCGGCCTTCGCGGCTTCCTTGCGCTCCGCGAACAGGTGGGGGCACCCGCAGTTGGTACCGATCTTGGACTCACTGAGCGGATGCGAGAGGAAGTTGACCCCGTCGCAGTGATGTGCGAGCTTCCCGCCAACCCACTGCTTCATATCGGCGGAAATGCCGTCCGCCTCAATGATGACCGGCACGGACGAAGCCGCGGTAAAGACGTCGATGAAATTCTCCGAAGTGCTCTCCGCGTTCTCGACGGGAGAACCCCCGAACAGCTCCGCGACGTTCCGCGCAACGTTCATGTCTCCGGTGCTCAGTCGCCACTCAGTGAGAGCGACCGGGACCGGCTTGCCGTTCTCGTTGGCCTCCATGTAACCAGAGTGCAGCCGGCCGGCCGTGTCGTCGGTGAACGTCTTGCGCTCCGCCGGCTTGTTCTCCGGGTCAGTAGCCCACACGTTTACGGTGATGCCCATTCGCTCTCCTAGAGTCGGGCCGTTTGTCTTCACCGACCCTTGAGCGGAGGGGATTCCTACGCGCCGCGGGAACGCAAAAACCCCCGACAACCGAACCGAAGTCCAGTCATCGGGGGTAGTGCGGTTCGCTAGTCGCGGGATGCGGCAGTCAGGATGCCGATAACGGCAGCCAGAAAGAGGCTGTCTGTGTACCCCAGAGCGGGCACGACGTCGTTGTGCGCGTGCCACACGCCGAGAAGCAGCATGGCGAACCACGCCTTGAGGAACAGTACGGCCACGCTCATCACAATGACTCCAATGGAGGCACCGACAGCCACCGCGGCATCCTCAAGCTTCTTGCCCATGCGTCTCTCCTTCGCTCGGCTTCTGCCAGCACTAGCGCGAAGGGGATTCCCACTTGCCCGCGTCGTTGTTGTCAAGCGTGACCTTGAACACGGAGCGCGTTTGCGTGTGGTAGACGCACACTCCCTCCGGGTCCATGAAGCCGGGCGAGGCTGCGGAACCACGCTCACGGAGCCGGACCAGCGCGGAACGAATCTCGTGCTCACTGAACGGACCCCGGTACAGGACGGGCACCGGATAAACCATGCTGCCTCCTACCGTGGTGAACACGTCCCGGTGCTTGTCCGTGTTGAACAGCGCGAAGTGCTTGCCGCCCATGTCGTACCCGCGCTGGATACCGCGCCCCCACCATTCGCCGAAGTGCAGCCCCGTGCCCAGCGTGCGGACGAGCGCTTCCGCGTTCTCGTAGACCCACCTGGAGAAGCCGTAGTTGTCGGAGTCGGGAGTGATGATCCGCTTCCGAGACTGAGCGGTGAGAACGTACCGGGTACCATCCACGACGATGCTGCGCGAAGCCTGCGGAAACGAGTCAGACTCAGCGAGGGTGCCGGCGAGAAGGGGCGTGATGTGAACAGCAGCGTTGGTGCCGTCGATCTTCTCGGTAATGACGATGTCGCGGAACAGTCGCGCAGTCTTCGGCCATGGGGTGAACTCGTGTGCTGTCATGCCCGGCCTAGCGCGAAGGGGATTCCCCCTGCCCCTGAGCGCGCCTGAGAGCGTCCCGCAGTCGGTCAACGGCTCCGGGGTCACCGGACGCCACCGCGGCAGCCTCAGCGCGCGACAGACGGACGTGATAGGGGCTGTCCTTCCGGGGGTTGAAGTAGGCGCGCATCACTGCGCCCGACGCTGGGTGCCGGTCACGAGCTGTCCGCTCGATGCCACGGGCTTGCCGATCACGCGCCGGCTCAAGTCCCGGTCCCACTCGAACGTGCCGCGGAGTCGCAGGAACTCAGCGAAGACAGGTTCGCCGATCTCCACCGGCTTGAAAGCCCACTGGTCATCCGTGATGTGCAGCACCGCGGCTCCGTCAAACTGCGGCATCGGCTCAATGGTGCCGTCCGGCGCAATGATGTAGTCGGCGTTCGCGTACGCGCTGAGCTGTAGCGCGACGTCCGGATAGGTGCTCTTGGACGTCTTCCAGTCGCCGATGATCAGATGCCGCGTGCCGGACCGGTCCGGAGTCGGCTTGCCATCGTCGTCCGCCCAGACGTACATGATGACGTCGAACGAGCCGGCATAGACGTGCTCGTCCGACCATGCGACGTCTTCGGCCCGGACAAGCTCAGGGTTGACAGCGGCAAGGAACTCCGCGAAGTGCGCCCGGTACGGCTCAAGGTCCGGGGCCACGCGCACCACGAAGCGCCCCTTCGCGTCGCGCTCAGTAAGCCGGCCCTCTCCGCGCATCATGCGCTCAAAGAGATCATGCGCCTTGCTGCCCACATCGGCGCGGGTCTTCGTGTACCGGCGAGCGGCGCCGCTGAGGTACTGGATCGCTCCGTCACGGTCGCGCTCCGCCATGGTGACGATGTAGTCAGCGGAGTCAACGGCAAGTTCCGCGGTCAGCTTGCTCGACCAGTGCTGTAGGAACGGCTTCGGCAACATGCCGATGACGCTCGTGACTCCGGGGTAGATGATCTCTCGCTGTTCCGGATGGACGTAGAAGCGGCTGCCACCGCGATAGATGGTGCGGACGGTACTCATGGTGCCCCCTTGAGACTCAAGCATTCGTTGTCACACGTGCTTGAGCGGAGGGGATTCGCATGCAGAAGTGCAGCTTTGTAGCCGACTTCGGTATTCCTTAAGAGTTTCTATAGGGATTACGAGAACACATACAGAATCTACATTTCTGCATCTGCCAAGGTCGAACCCTTCCCGCTGTCGCCGCGGGCATGACGAAGCCCCGCCGGCCGCTGGGGACCAACGGGGCTCGTACGCTGCCTGCTAGGCGCGTGTCCCGCTCCAACCGCATGACCACGTGTCCGGGCAACTCAGTCGCTCGACATACTCGAAATGGTCCCACCGACTGACGATCAGCGTGCTGTCACAGCGTGGGCAGATGCGCGCCGGATCGTGGGTCTCGCGCGGGTAGTAAGCGCGCTCCCTCTCGCGCTGTTCGCACAGTTCTTGGTGCGGGTACTGCCTACCTTCGCGCATGCCGTTGGAGCAAGGGACACAACACGTGCGCATGCACGCGCTCGTCCATCGTCCGCAACCAGGGCACTGGATCACGGGAAGGCCGTTGACCGCGCGGGGCTCACTCATACAGCCACTCCGCGCAGCGCGGGCAGTCAACGGGCGTGTCGTCGCTGGCTCGTCCCGTGGCGCCCCGGTCGTCACAGACGGAAGCCTGCCGATCGACGCGGATCACGTGGCAGTGCTCGTCTCCGCCGACGAACCCTTTGTAGTGCCTTGTGCTCTCGCGTAGCGCCGTGTCGATGGCGACTTTACGCGCCGCTTCGCGCTCCGCCTCCATACCAACCAGCTTGAGCAAGATCGGGTCTGGCTCGTTCATTGGTCCTCCCCCTTTCACCGAAGCCCCGGCCCTCTCCGCTGGGGAAAGAGCCGGGGCATACTCTGTGTGTGTGCGATCGGTTACAGGCTTGCCATCTTAGCGGCGATAGCACCCATCAGCGATTCAAGCTCCGACCTGAGATCCGCACGCTCGTCTTCGCTGAGCTTGTCGGTGCCCTCGGTGACCGCCGTAACAGCGTCCCGCGCAGTCCCCAGTACCCGCCGGGCAACGTGCTGTCGGTCGCTGCCCTCCAGCCGCTTCACGGTCTTGCCGACCTGTTCCACGAGCTTGCCAACCTTGTCGGTCTTCTCAAGCGCGCGTTCCTGCGGAGTCTTACCCGCCGGCTGTTCAACCTTCTCAAGGACGTCCGCCGGAAGGACTTCCTCAAGGTTCTTGATCTTCTCTTCCAGCTTCGCGGCTGCCGCTTCGGCTTTCTTGCGCTCGTCGTCGTCCGCGTCGTCGTCGCTGATGATGTCCTTCGCGGCCACCAGCTCCCGGCGCGCGTTCAACAGTGCCTCAGCGCGCTTACGCTCACGCTCCAACTCCGTGCGCGTCTTCCGCGGGAGGCGAATACCCTTGCTCTCGTACAGCTCGTACAGTGCTTCGCTGGGAGACAGCGCCGGCGGAATGTCCTCCGGGCTCACCTCCGGGTCCGCCTCCATGGCGGCGCGCAGCTCGTCGCGCTTGCGCACGGATTCCGCGGCAGCGGGGAACAGCGACTCGAACACTTCGGCGGATGCGGGGTTGTCCATGGCCCGAATGAATTCGGGCAGCACGTCTTGGAGCTTGTTCCGGATGGCGCGCTTGAGGCTTCCGCCGGCTGCCTGAGTGGTGACGTCGTCTTGCGCGACGTCGGCTTCCGCTGCCTTGTAAATCTTCTCGGCGATGTTCTTCGTCGTCTTACGGTCCGCAATCAGGTCGGGCAGGCCCGTGGCCGGGTTCGGAACGTGCGTCCGCGCATTGATGATGATGCGCGCGATTTCCTCCGCGGTACCAACGAGCTTGAGACCCTGCTTCACCCCAGCGCGGAACGTCTTTACGCCTTGCTGGATCAGCTCCGGAACGCCTTCGTACTCTTCCGGGTCTTCCGCCTGTCCCCGCGGGACGATGGTTCCGGTGTGCACGACAGCCGGCGCCGAAGGCTTCACGATGGCGTCCCGCGCGTCGGTCAGCTCGTTGCGGAGCGTCGTACGGCGGTTGGTCGGGAGCTGTCGGATCTTCGCGTCGCCTTCCTCGTACAGCGCGGCGGCAGTCTCGGCGGCGCCTTCGTCGTCCGGCTTGAGCGACTTGAGCTGGTCGATGATGTCGTGTACGGCGCTGGTCAGCTCGTCAACGTCCGGCGCCGCACTTGCGGTGGTCTTCGCGGCCATGTCCGATTCCTCCGTATTTGCGGGAATGCTACTGTCTGTGATCGTACCACGCTCAGCGGCGCCCGTCACACCCAGCTCCGAACGAGTCACCGTGCGCGACAGCTTGTAACCGTCCGCACCCAGACGGAAAACCTCAAAGAAACAAACGCGCTCGTCGCGCTCCGCCATGTCGCGCATGAACGCGTCAACGCTGTCGTCGTCATCCGACGTCAGTGACTCGTCGCTCAGCGGCTCGTCGTCAGCGCTGAACGCGGTCACCTTGACCGGCGGACGCACGTTGGCGCTCTCTTCGGCAGCCTTAGCGGCGCGTCGCTCTTCGTACATGATGCACGTCTTGCACGACAGCGGAGCGTCTGTGAACTGATACCGCGTGCCCTGGTTGGACATGCCGCCCGTTCGGCACAGCGGGAACGGGTGCCCGTCCACCGCATTGTTCTCGTGAACCTTGCCGCCCCGTACGCTAACTACGTTCATCGTTCCCCGCCCTTCGGTGACTGCCTCTTACGTCTGCGACGCTACACGCATGCACTCGCGCTGTCCAGCCGACTCACGGTGAGTCGGCTAACGTTGCGGATTCGAGACATGCGAAAGCCCCTCACCAACCGCCATCGTGGCAGCCAGTGAGGGGCTAGGTGATCCGCTTAGTCCAGCGTTTCGACGCGCTCAGTTGCGCCGTAGATGGTCGGCAAGCCGTCGCCGCTGCCGATCATCGTAGTACCCGCTTCCATGTCGGTATCCACGGTCGTGACGTCGGTGATGCCCGACTCCGTTACGAGCTTATCCCCGTAGGTTACGTCCTTCGCGCGCTTCTGCATCGCGCCCCCTTCGCTGGTTGGAGCACTGACGCTAGCTCTTCACGGGCAGCGCGTCAACGAGTGCGTGCAGATCGGCCAGTGAACCCGTGTTGTGCAGCGTGTAGCGCACCGCGTAGTTGTCTAGCGCTGTCTCGCTGGCGTGTGCGCCTTCGGCTCCGCTCAGCCCAGCGCCCGGACGAGTAACGCGCACGAAGGTGAAGCCGCAGTCTCGCAGCATTTCGGCTTCGTTTTCGTAGCGCACGTCCGTGACGACTACGGGCAAGTGCCAGCAATGCGCGGCCCGGATTTTGTCGTACGCGATGTCCGCCCAAAAGTTTGGGTCTTGCTGCCGAACGGACTGCCCTACCCGCTGCAAGATCCGGCGCACTTCCGGATAGGCGGTCTTCGCGTAGTCCCACCCAACATCAGCGATCAGTGCAGACAGTCGCACGGTTACGCCGCAGGAAGTCGGAACGTACGGATCAAGCTCAAGCGACATTTCCTTGACCGGATCGGCGAAGGCAATGCGCGTGTACGCATACCGCTGAACAAGTCGAGCGGCAACCGTGTCCTTGCCTGCGCCGGCTTTACCCAAAAGCGCAATGTTCCTGTAGCGCATGTGCTCTCCCCTAGGGTCGGTGGTGTCTCGCCTAGGGGAGAGCGGAGGGGATTCCTACGCGCCGAGAACAGCGCCTACGACGCTCAGCACCGCATCGGCCGGATAGTCGGTCCAGAACTGCACGACGACAGCCCCGACAGCGGCAACGGCGCCCAGCACGACGGTACGGTGAGCGCGCGCCCACTCATACGCCTTACGGACCTTACTCATTAGCTCGTCCCCTTCTCGTCCTTAGCGACGCTCAGCACGCGCCGCCATCCCTGGGCGCCGAACTTGCGCCCCTCCGTGTCGGTGCCGTACCCCAGGTACTTCGCGTAGAAGGCGTGCACGGCCCGCGCGGTGGCATCGTCGTACCGCTCGCTGACCACGAGTCCCGCACCGAAGCGATTCAAGTTCCGCTGTAGCCATCCGACGTGCCATCCGCTGTCGCCGTAGGACAGCTCAGGCATGAACCCCTCCACCTTGAGCCAGCGGACGGGCTCCGCCGGCTTCGGCTCCGCGGGCTTCGGTGCAGCCTTGCTCAGCGTCGCCGCGACGTCAGCGCGCACCGCGTCCATGTCCATCATCTTGCCCGGCGCGTAGCCAGGGTCCCACTTACCGGGAGAGCCCCACTCGCCGTGCCCAATGACTGACTTCGCCGACCAACCATGCGCGTCGCAGATAGCCGCAGCGAGCTTCCGCAGTGACGCGTACTGGGCATCGGTCATGCGGTGAGAGCCGCTGTACCAAACCTCAACCCCGTAGAAGCGAGCGTTGCCGTCCGTGTTCGACTCGTCGTCGGCGGGAAGCGCGCTCTCGTTTATCACTGCGCGCAACACGTCGTCATCGCCGCTGCCCGCATGGTTCGCACGGCCGGCGCTGATCAGATGCACGGTGCCGTCCTGAGCAAGGCCGAAGTGGCACAGCGGACCGGGCAGGCCGGATACGCCACCGTACAGAAGCTCTCGTTGGTCGGTGCTGTCGCTGCCAGTGTGGTGCACCATGAAGCCGTTCACCGGTCCCCACGCGCCGCGGTGGTTGCGGTTGTGGGTACGCCACGAGCGGTATTCCTTGTAGGGGACTCCCCACTTGCGCAGCGCGGCAACGATCTTGTCGGCACTCAGCGGAGTTGCCATGTTTCCTCCTTCCAGCCGACTCACCGTGAGTCGGCTGAGTCTCAGGCGCCCGTGTCGTACGGGCTAAGGTTCGGGCTCGTGGACAAGTCGGAGACTGTTCCCTGGTTCAGCCAATCGTTGCCGTAGCGGCGCACGCCAGAGTTGCCCGCAGTGATGTTCAGCGCGTGCGAAGCTTCGTTGCCGCTGCCGTTCATCGTGTACGTGTTGCCGATGATCGAAACGCGGCTAGCTCCGCTCGTGACGCGGTACCCGTTTCCGGTGCCGTCCGTGCGCCCAGCGGCCTTGACGTAGTTGCCCGCGACGCGCAGATTGGACCCACCTGCGACGTGCACACCGTGCAGACCACACACCGTAACGTGATTGTTGGTAACGACATTCTCGACACACGAGCCAGCGGAAATGCCGCTCAGTCCGCTGTCGTGGACCCTGTTGTTAGCAACAAGCCCGCCATCCGTAGTGTCCTGAGAAATGCCCGTACCGGTCGCGCCGTGAATGGCATTGCCCGTGATCGTGTACCGGTAGGCGTGCTGAATGCGGATGCCGCTCTTCCCGCCGGCGACGCCCCGGATCGTGTTACCGGTGATCGTGGTCTGAATGCACTTACCGGTAGCTTCGCCTTGCACGACGATCGCGCCATCACCGGAGCCGATATCCCGGAACAGATTCCCGGTAATCGTCAGTCCCCATTGGTGCTGGGAAGCGTTCGTCTGGTTGCCGTTCGTGTCCACAGTGTCAGCCGTACGCGACGTGTCCACGGTGCGCGACTGAATGCCCATGTAGCACCCGACGAACACGCTGTTGGCTACCGTCACGTCTTCCCATGCGTACGTGCGCACAGCAGCGTCTAGCGTGCCTTCGAACGTGCAATTGGCGACAAAGATGCGCTTGTGCCAGCGACCGATGATGGAACTGTGCGAGCCGATTCCGCGCGCCCATGCGAGCGTGCCGGGAGTGCTGGACCCTCCGAAGTAGCATCCTCGAATGACGATGTCTTCGCATGGGGTGAAATCGTACGGACCGAAGCCACCGAAGTACCCGGAACCCGCGGCAAGATCAATCTGAATCGCTTCGGTCAGCGACCGGCCGCCCGGATCGGTGTAGCCGCGGAACGAGCAATTATCGACCGTACCGCCCTTAGTCGAGTTGAACTCGATCGCGTGGAACCCTGGCACGTCGCGCACTTCCAGATCACGTATCAGCACACGTTCAGCGTGGCCGATGGAAATGCACATGCGCGAGTCGGTGAGCCCCGTTGCGGTGGCTTGCATATCCCAGATGCCGCCCTCAATCACGATGTTTCCGTGACCGGTGAAACCGGGGAAGTTCTGCCCGCTGTCGCCATTCAGCAGCATCGTGGCGCCGGTTGCACGCACAAAGCGAGCGGCAGGGGAGAGCGTAAGTCGCGTGTTTCGGTATATGCGAAGCGGCAGCGTGGCAAGGCGGTACGTGCCCGCGGGCACAATCACCCAACCCCCGCCAGCGTCGCGCGCAGCATTCAGCGCTGCCTGAATCGCCGGCGCGTCGTTCGTGCTGCCATCACCGACAGCACCGAAGTTGCGGACGTTCAGGAAACCCGTGTCGGTACTGGGGATGCTCGGAAGCTGCTCCAACGGCACGAGCCCGTCGTCACCCAGCGACGCAACACCGTTCACGGCTCCGCGGAGTGCGGCAGGAATGGCGCCCACGTCAGCAGCGCTCAGGAAGATGTCCGCCGCGCTGATGCCGTTGACCGACTGAACGACTCCGTCAACGCCATCACGTCCGGGCGGACCGGGCGGACCGATGACCGGAACATAGTTCGGCGTAGTCGGGTCAGCCGGCGCGACGTCGGCAAGGTCGATAACCCCGCCCGGAGTTGCAGCGGGAAGCAGCATCAGGTACGAGCGACTGCCCGTAACCCCAATCAGGTTTTCCTTGACCCCGTAAGCCCAGCCAGTAGGGTTCATGCCGGGCGCGTCAGTCGCCGGAAGGACTACCTCAAACTTCCCGAACTCATCAAGCGACGCAACGACGCTGCCCGCAATGAACAAGTCGGAATCGGCGAAGGTAATAAGAGAGGGTCCGGTGAACGTCACCGAACCCTGCAAACCTCGTCCGTCCGGGCCACGATACTGGCCCGTGACTCTAACAGTTGGAATGCTTCCCGGAAGCGGATACGTCTCCGTAGGCGTACTCATTCGGCGCCCCCTTCGGCACTCAGTAGCGCGTCGATGTGTTCGCGCAGTTCTCGGTTTTCCTTACGGAGCGCGGCGACTTCAAGGCGGAGACCCGCATTCTCTTCGCGTAGCTTTCCGACTTCGGTCACGAGCGTGGCGACAGTCTCTTCAAGCCCGTCCGCCTTCGCTGTCTGCGACTCCGCGACTTCGCGCCACGCATCGCGGGCACCAGTGCGCACCTGCCGATAGACGAGCATCAGAAACACGGTGATGCCGGCGACGACTTCCGCAGCCTTCGCCAGTGCGTCCAAATCCATGGGATGACTTTCTAAATAAAAGGATCGCCGACGTTGCCCGCAGTAGTCCACTGGGAGCCACCGCCGATGTACCAAGCCCAACCGCCGGTGGAGGCTTCCGGGATGCGCTCCGCGGGAAGCCCAACGCAGTAGTGCATATTGCTGATGGCGTATGTTCCGTCGTCAGACGAGCCGGACGGGATGGTCACGTAGCCGATAGGGTCGCGCCGTGAGCCTTCCTGGAATACGGTCCACTTTCCGGACCCTGGCTCGACTTCGGTTCCTCCACCATTGGAGGCCGGCGGATCATCGACGTACTTCCACATGGCGAATACCTGAACGCCACCGCTCATGTTCTCCGGACCGACCCTGTACGTAGCCGTTCCGTCCGCGTACTCCCACCCAAACGGAATCCCGTGCACCCAGCGGATGATGCCGGTACCGACCTGGGGAGCCGACGAGCCCGACAGGTGCAGCGTGTCGGACGCGCTCACGCACTCGCGCTGCGCGTTGCCATAGTGGCGGAAAGCGGCAAGCCTCACTTCCGCTTCGCGCTTACCGGTGACAAGACTGTTCGTAATGAACTTGACTTCAACGCGGTCATACACGAGCCCGGTAACGTCAGCGATGCCGCAGGACGACCATGCGTTGTCCGACGTCCGACCCCGTCCGACTGCCGCCCACTCAGTAGTTGGGTACCGGTCGAACTTCGCCAGCACGTCGGGCGCGCGTTCCTGGGCGGTCAGCCGGCGCTTGATGTCGTTCAGCTCACGAAGCAGCGACGGGGGGAGCGCGTCATTCGGCACTGGTAAACACGTCCTTATTGGCGAGAGACAGGGTGATCGTCTCCGTCCCGCTCGTATCCACGCTCGTGGATCGCTCGGTAACGACGAAAACGGAGGACAGCGACACGTACCCAGACTCAGCGCGCACGGCTCCGCTGTCGCCCGGCACGAAGTCGGACGGAGCGAAGGCACCCGGATAAAGCGTCAGCGACGGAATGGCGACGGGAGCGCGCCCGGCATCGCGCATGGCAGTGGCCTTGTCAACGAGCGTGTCGGTGCGCTTCACGTCGCTGAACGTCACCACGCGGTGCTTCGCCGGCATGCGCTGAGCAAGCGCGTTGTTGCTCGAAAGTCCGAGCATCTTCGTGCCGTTGCCGTTGTCAGCGCCGATTGCGTAGGCGCGCGTACACATCAAGGAACTGTCGTAGCTGACCTGAGTGACATTGCAGTTCTCACGATGTACTAGAGCGGAGGGGATTGCCGATCCACCTAGCCCGGTCTTCAAAATCCGATTGCCGATCCGGCCGCTACGAGTCCAGTACGGCACATACCGGAAGTTGAATCCGCCGGCATCTTCGGCAAGTTCCTGCACGGCTTCGGCCACGTTCTTGAACTCGTATCGAGTCCAATTTCGTGCGCGCTGCTTTCCGCTCGTCGTCAGCCGCGACGTGTCCGTGTCGATACCGCCCGTATCGTTGCACCACTCGTACCAATCACGAAGCAGGTGCGCTTGATCCGCTGTGCGCTTGTAGCCGTCGTACAGCACACGCCCCTTGTAGTACGAGTGGTACCCAGAAGCGTTCAGCGTCAGCGTGCCCGCGGCAAGGTCAGCAGCGAGAGTCCACAGAAACCCTCCCCACTCAGGCTCTCCGTCGCGGAGTACGACGAGCCCGGACGCGCCCGGCATGAGCCTGAGCGGATCGGCTTCCGGGCAGTCCAGCGGAATGCCCACACTCGCGCTGCCTGCTTCGT